CGCGTGGCTGGTTGGGGTCGAAGTTCTCAACCGGGTTCCACCAATCGAATGGGTGCCACTTCTTGTCCCCCTTCAGCTTGATGTATTGCCTGCCCGTAGGCTTGTGTACCTGCACCGCTGAGACCGTTCCGGTTTGCTTCTCGCCCCCAAAGATCCTTTGTACCTTCTCCCCCTTCTTGTAGGGCCGGGGGGCTGGCATCTCCCCAGCACTCTCTGTGAACTTCAATCGCTTTACCAAACTGCGATGCTTCCCCTCCTGAAGGTGCTGCCGGAACATTTCAGCCAACTGCTCGTCCGACATCTTGCGATCGAGCGAAGCAGAAAAGATGCCGGCCATTGACTGCTCTTCAAGATACCGCCGATACTTCTCAGTGACTGGCGTCTTGATCTTCCCAGCATACTGCTCTGCTTCCTCCCGGGCAGCCTTGGTCAATCGGCTGGACATGAAGTGCCCCACCTCATGGAAGATATCATGCTCCACCGCCTTCTTGCCTTTGGTGAAAAGCTCCGGTTCGATCCGAATCTCTCTCCCCACCCGCATTGACCCCCGACCAGTTTTCATCACCCTGACTGTCAACTCACTGCGAAATGGTTCCGGGACAGCAGTCATCGCACCGCTGATCCACTGCCCACCCTCAGGAGACCCAGCAGGTACTCTTGGTTGTGATGGATCATACAGAATGGTCGGCGGCTCAGGCTGCACCAGCCCGAAGACGTCCTGCTTGGCAACGAGCTGCCACACGGCAGACCGGATCCGTTCGAACCTGCGGATCAGCTCAGCACTGAACTGCCTGCGGATCAGACCAGTACGACTAGGGTCGAACCGTAGGGGGTTGCGGCGTCGCTTGCCCTTAGGAGTGCTGACTGCCGTCAGCATCTTTGTTCTCCTCGTCCTCCTCGTCCTCTTCGTCTGGATCGAAGCCCAGCAGCAGAACAACGTCAGGGGATGCGGGGCCGGTATCCTCGTCGTCGGGATCGTCGTCTGCATCCGCTACGACATCAGGCTCGTCCGGCTGTCCGACGTAAATTGTAGGCCACCTGCTCATACCTTTCTCCACTTGGTAAAGACCGCCGGGTTGATGTACGACTTCAACGCGATGGTCGGTGTATTCCCCAGTGCCGCACTCACCTTCTTCGCTACCTCACGCACCGCCCGCTTGTACTCCTTTTCAGTCTTGGGCACGGCGCCTTTCTCTACCAGGTCCATTGCCATTCGCGTTGCCTTAAGCGTTCGGAAGTCCTTCGGTTTGAAGTCGCGGTCCACGATGCTCTTAACATATGTCCGCAACTTACTATCGTCCGTGTCAAACAACCTGCCCTTTGGCCCCGCCCGTTCCGCTCTAGCTTTCAACTCCTTTACCAGCTCCGGGTCCTTCACGGGGATCTTCAGATCAACACCCTTCTTGCCAACGAAGTGAAGCTCGGCCCCACCTTTCTTCACGTGGCGACCTTCGAGCGTAGTGGCGCCGTAGGCTTGCTTTTCAGCGCCCGTATCAGAATCCGAACCGGGCCGGATGCCCGTATGGCGAACTAGTCGCAGAACCGCCGCCTCTTCACTCTTGTCTTTGTTGGCCTTACTTTCAACCTTGCGATCGAGCTGATCCAGAAGCTTGACACGCTCGAACTTGGCTTGCGCCTGGCGCGCGTGGTGTGACTCAGCATAGATGGGTTGCACGCGCCCCTTCGCATCTGTGCCCTTCACCAGCAGATCCGCGTTCGGATCTAGGTTGACCCGAACATTCGTCCAGGCTGGCGGGATGCGGATCTTCGACAGATGTGGTGGGAGAGGTTTCCCGCCGGCTAAGGTTATCCTGCCCTTCTCGTCCCGAACCAGTTCACCTCCTCCCTCATCAACCCACCTGCCTTGTTCATCTCGCGGCTGGTTGGGGTCGAAGTTGTCAATGGCGAAAGGGCGGGGGGGTCCTCCTGCTGACAAGGTAGTGGGCTTCCCCTTAGGCGGGACTGGGGGCTCTTCTTCTTCCAATCCCGGGTTCGCCTTTACTGGCACATTCGTCCCCGCCGTGCCCATAACGCGCTCAGCCTGTTCGGGTGTGAGGTTGAAGAAAACCTCGAGCTGCCCAATGCCTGACTCACGCGGCATCTCGCCCGCAGCGACGTCTTTGATGATCTGCGCCGCCGCCTGTACCTGTGCCCCATTGAAGGCGACAGGCATCCCAGCACCCGGAGCCACAGCGCCAGTCTCCATCTCCGCACCACCACCCGGCATCTGGATTGGGTTGCCATTCTCGTCCACCTCTGGCAGCGGTTCCTCTGCCTGCGATTCCTGAAGGATCTCATCCACCTGGTTCTGATCCATACCCATGATCTGCGTCAGATAGGATGCGGGCTGGATGAGCTGATCCACACCGCCACCGACATAGGCGGCCAAAGCCTGTGTCTGAACTGTAGCAACCTGGGCCTTATCAGCTTCACTCGGTGCCGCAAGGTCGGGCCAATCTACCAGCAGCTCAGCGGGCTTCGGCAGGATACCCATGGCTACAAGGCGGTTCACAAAGGGGCGGATGATATTAGGCTCCACATACTTCGTCTGTCGTCGCCGCACCCGCTTGGTCCACGTCCGAGCATCCTGGCTGCTGGCAAGCTGGGCCTGTTCAGAGCCAAACAGAATGCGGAACGGAATGGATAGAGCGACTGCAATCTCCCGCAGATGAGCTTCAAGGTGCCCACTGGGGTCGACCACCTGCGGGGCCAGTGACTTGGCAGACAGCCCGGTCAGTGCCAGGTACCGCTGGAGCCCGTTGGTATAGGCCTCGAACTCTTCCCGCATGGCCGTCGCGTCGATCTGGATGCCTTGGTCGGCCAGCTCCGGGTTCACTTCGAACGAGAAGCCGGGGAAGGCCCCCTTCCAGAACATCTCTGCCGAGCCGCTGAGTATTTTGCGGATGTCCAGCAGACGATTGTAGACCGCCTGCATTCGCGGGGTCCCGTAAACCTCCGACACCACGCGACCGTCTGCGACATGGATCGCTCGTGTCCAGTGGACATCCCGCGTCACAATTTCAGTGGCTTGCAAGCTGGTGGCACTGACATCTTGGAAATTAACGGTGTAGATGGTGGGCTGGGAGTAGCGGGGAGAACTGATGTCGGTCTCCCGCTCCTTTACAGTGAGCACCGATTCATCGAACGCCCGCAGATAGAGCAGGTTGTGTTCACCTTTTGTCGGGGAATCTTCCTCCCAGTCCTCCACACCCTCAACGGGCTGGTCGAGTGGCAAGCCGTCATCAATGCCGATGAGCAGGATGCCGTACTGGCCGATGCCTGACAGCTCGTCGATGCGATGCAGATAGTGGTAGATATTGAACTTTTGCAGCAGGAGCGACCACGCCTGCTCGAATTCAGTTTCGTGCGGGTCTTCCGTTTCGTACACGTCTGGATCGAGTGCCCAGCATTCCTCTGGCAGACAGGCAACCACGCGGCGTGCTACGCCCATGCGATCGTACATCTGCCTGTATTGCTCTTTGGTAATGGTGAGCGGGTAGCCGCATTCCTTGTCGATATCACGCCCGCTGGGATCAAGCAGAGCCTGCAATAGGGCATGACGAGAGAGCAAGGCGGATTCGACATTGCGAACGAGTTGGGCAGCCTTGCCGTTGCGCTTCATAAGGTGCTCCTACAAAGCATAGCCAGTGGCTAGAAGTTGACTGCAATGCCCTCCAAGTAATTGTCATGGGGGGCCTCTGCCCCGCCCAATCTTCAAGATGTAGGATTTCTTCCCTCTAGCCCAGCGCTCTTCCGTCACCGTTGCAGCAAGCGTGCCGCGACCAATATCCCGCATCTTGGTGCTCGTCTTCTTGAATCCAGCTCTGGTCAAAAGCCCCTTCATTTCCCGATGTGTTTCCTTCACATCGGATGGATGGCTGGCCAAGGTGCCCTGCTGTTTTCGCAAGAAGTCGTCAGCAGTCTTCTCGGCACTTCCACCACCCCCGCCCCCAGCATCAGTCCACTTGCCCTGTTCATCGCGTGGCTGATCGGGGTCATAGTTGAGTGTGGGCGGAACGAGCGGCGTTTCGTCGGTCGTATTGGGATCTACGTTCGCAATCACAAGTCTCGGGTCTTCTTTCATCGTAAAGCCCCTGCCACAATGACTTTCTTCGTCAACATCGCAAAGGCACCTGAACTGGCATCCACTTGGTCCTTGTATTTCGCAGTCGGACAGAAGTGGGCCAGCTCATCACAATACGCCCTATTCCAAGGGCCGCGTACCAAAGATACGTTACCCGCATTCACCTGAGCAGCATAGGGGTCCGCCCGAATTTCCTTCTTGCCCGTGGGTTTGTCGCGTATGACGTTGAAACCCATAAGGTTCTTCACTGTATTCTGGGCGCTCTCCTTGCCACCGGATCCGGGTTCCTCCTCAATGCCGATCCTGACTTGCAAGCCGTCCATTTCTGCCGTGCGACGAATCACCCGCTCTCGCTCAGCAGCCTCCCATTGCCCGCGCACCACGTCCTCGACTATGAACTTGCGATCGTCTGTGATACCCATGCGCACGCCAACCGTATAGCAACCCGCTTCATAGGTCGCTGCCTTATCCCAGTAGCGAACGCTGCGGCGCACACCAGAGGGGGTAGGCACGAGTTGCAATTGATCAACCAAGAACATGCCACCCCGCTCTGGGATTGGCCGCTGAAGGTATTGGCCGGCAAAGGCATACTCGCCTATTTCAAGGCGTATTTCGTTGAGGATGGGCAGGGGCATCCGCACCGGATCGAACAAGCCGCCCAAGTAGAACTCGGCGGCCTCCGGTGGCTTGATGTTATCGCCTTCGATGGCGGGAAGGCAGATATGCTTTATCGTTCTGCCCTCTCGCTCAAGCATTCTCCCCGTAGGATCCCGCTCATCCAAACGCTGCATAATCAGGATGACCGGCGTGACAGCCTTGTCCACCTTGCAAGACAACAGGGTACGGTCGAACCAGTTATTGCAAGCCGTCAGCGATGCTTCGCTGGCCGACTCCGTAGGATCAAGCGGATCATCCACCAAGATGATGTGGCCGTGGTGCCCGCCTACGCCAGCCGAGACTGATGTGGAGAATCGCTCGCCCCCTTGGTGCGTCATCAGCTTGCCTTCGGTGTCCTTCTTCAACTGGGCTTCGGGGAAGAGGCGATTGTATTTCTCCGATTGCAAAACCCAGCGGCAGCGCATGGCCAAGTCGTAGGACAGGTCCTTCGCGTAGGATCCGCAGATGATCCGCAGCGTAGGATCCCGCGTCCAGCACCAGGCGGGGAACAGGATGGAAGAGATGGTGGACTTGGTAGCACCACGGCTCACGTTGATTATCAGATCGTACAGCTTGGGCTTGCGGGCAAACACCTGTTCAGCCACGATCTGGAGTTCGTTGCAGATGAACTCAATATGCCAGTTCCAGACAGGCTTCTCCGGAATGAACACGTCCCAGAACCGCCTCACGAAATCATAGAAGCTCTCCCTACACAGGCAAGCTTCTAGGCGTTCGTAGGAGACGGCGATCTTCTTCATGGTGCCCTCTGTGCCCATACGGCGTTGGTGTAGCTTGTGACGCCAGAGGTGTAATGATCCGTAGACCAGCCCGGATCGCCGATGGCATTGACAGTCGGCCAGATCAGCATATGAGCTGCATTGACTAGGGCGATCTTGTGCCCCAGCGCCACCCGTGGATTGATCTGTTCCTCCGTGTACTGTTCCCGCAGTTCGTCTTCTCCCGAATCGTCGAGCCGGGCGTCCTCACCAATCAAGAGCAGATCGAAATGCCGCTCGGATTCAGGATCCGGCGCCAGCCATGTTCCCGCCGCGTAGTTCAGGTGGGTACAATGCAGCACCAGCAACCCGTTCAGACCAAAGATGCGCCGCAACCCACGCGACACATATCGGTTCTTGTCTTGGTCGTAAGGGTAGTTGACATTGTAGGGGCAGGTGAGACCGTCCACATAGATGCCCGTCAATCCCAGCAGGTCCTTCAGGCGAGCCGCCTCTGCCAGGTACTGGTCGGGTGTGTAGTCGTGCCCAACGTGATTGGCGTAGAAGTATGAGGTGTAGGGCAGGATGCGATGGCCCAAAGCTGCCGCCGCGTTGAAGAGGTACCGCAATGGAATGACGTTCTCTGTCGCCGGGTTCCACGGCGGATAATAGCGGGGATCCTCCCCCAACTCATACGCCTGCTCTTTGAAAATGGACAGTTCGAATTTGGCGGCGACTGCCTGGATTTCGTTGTAGTAGGGCCAGCGGTTTGGCTCAACGCCGGCAAACCAGATTGCTACATCCAGGTAGTCGATCATGATTCCCTCTGCGCCACCACTGCGTTGTAGAGGGCGTACGTCCCGTCGTCATAGCCCGTCTGCTCATCGTACAACACCGTGCCAATGGCGTTCAGCGAATTGGGTTCCGTCAACGACGACACGACATGGATGCCGGACGACACCATTGCCAGCCGCTGTCCCAGTGCTTCCCTTGGAGCGATCTGTTCGGACAGGTAGTCCTCCCGCACGGAGCCATTCGCTAAAGCGCTATCCTCTCCCAACAGCACCAAGTCAAACTCCAGTTCCACAGCGGGGTCCGGCGTCCACCACTCGCCCGCCCACACCTTATGCGTGAAGTGCCCGATGAGCAGTCCATTCAAACCCACCATGCGCCGCAGGGCCTTGGCGATGTAGCGGTTGGCATCCTTGTCTTCGGTCCAGCCTTCGCCCGTATGGGTGTAGGTCATCCCGTCCACATAGACGCCGTTCGCTCCGAGCAGGTTCATCACGCGGCGCACCTCTGCCAAGAACTGGTCTGGAGTGTAGGTACCGTCGCCGCAGGAGTAGGCAACAGACGTATAGGGCAGGATGGGCATCCCCGCCGCCCGCGCACCAGCCAGCTGCCAGCGCAAGGGCCCCACGTCTTCCGTAGCCACATCGTAGGGCATGATCGGAGAACTGCCGTCGTACATCTGATTCTTGTAGATGGAGGCAGAATAGAGGGCGGCTGCCGTTTGGAGTTCTGCATCGGTGGGCCAACGGGCGGGTTCATAGCCCGCGAACCATATCGCTACGTCAAGGAAGTCGCTCATTCAAACACCCTCACCGCATAGAACAATAACAGGATCGCCAAGCCCAGCATGGTACCCAGCACAAAGCCCCCAATGAACGCCAGGATCGCGTGCTCCAAGGTTGAAATGGTTTGCATCGCTGCCTCCCACCGCCTGCCAAGAGGGCCGCCGCACCCGCGAGCACTAGGGTAGGGAACGGAATGCGGACGGCCCATGGCAGCAGGTCCCGATCAGCCTTCAACACCTACGGTGATGAGTTCGCGTGTCAAGTCACGAAGGCCCCAGAAGAGGCCCTTCCCGCCGTAGATGAAATCCGCCAGCCAACTGAGCCAAGTGTAGATCAGAAAGATCATCACATCACCTCACCAAAACAGAAGCCACAACACCATCCCCACACTCAACAGCCGCAGAGTCCAAACCACGTAGCGGGCCGCTCGCCATTCGCCGGGGTCAACCAACGCGCGATTCATAGAGCCCTCCTGCTGTCGTCTTCACCTGTGCCCAAGCCGAATTCAGATCGTTGCGGTACCACATCATGGACCTCAGTCCGTGGCGCTTGCGTCGGGCCGCATAGACCGCCCGGGGCGTTCGCCGTAGGACAGCGGCAATCGCCTTGCCCGTGAAGCGGGCCTTCACCAGTGTCTCCAAAATCAACCAATCCACATCGTCCCATCGGAAATTCGACCTTGCTCTCCATTTCCACATCATTGCCTGCTCCTGCTGCGTTGACGACAGGAGGGCGGGGTACGCCCCCGCCCTCCTTTGTACTAGCGTGCTCAGCCGACCACGCACCCTGAACGTGCGCCGAGCCGTTTCGCTTCCGCTCTTCCCAGATTGGTTTCTGGGTGAGGTATGACGACTCCTCAATCTTCAATCGCAACCAACGTAGGGCGCCCAATACGCCCACAGTGAAGACAGCCAGCCCAGTCAACAGCCACGGCCAGACGTCATTGATGGTTGTCCTCTGCGACTGGTCCACCTTGCGGCTCACCAATTCAACCGTGGACTTCAGCCCCGACACGTCTCTGGCCGCCAAGCCGAGTTCGCCCTTCACCGCTGCCATGTCCTCCACTGCCACAGACGCCTTCACAGCCACTTCTTCCACTCGTGCGGCGATTCCTGCCTGCGTCTGTTCAAGCCGTTCGATCCGCTCCGCTTCCACTGGGCTGGGTCCTTGCGAAGCACAGCCAAGCAGGTGGGTCAGGGCCGCCAGTGTGGTGACGACCCTGACCCGGGAGGAGGAAACACGGATGGGGCGTGTGAGAGTCACGTTTACTCCTTCAACAGGAGCAAGAGTTTGGCGACCTGCTCCGGCGTCAATTGCGTGCTCATGGGTTGCAGATCAGCCGGCTGGCTCGTTGGAGTCCAGCCAGGGGGCGCACCGTATTGACTGGCCGTATGCGACACCATGGGAAGCATGGCAGAGATCGCTTGCGTCATGACCTCAAACATACCGGTAACTGCCTTCACCTGATCCGTGTAGGCCGCGATCTGCTGCACATTGGCTTCCCGTACCCGGCTGGCATTGTTGACGAATGCCGCTTCATCGAAGGTTACCTTGGCCGTATCCGGCCCCTTCTCCAGCAGGAAGTTCTTCACGGTTAGGTCGTTGTCCTTGGTGTCGAGGACGTAGAAGTCCTTGGTCCAGGGATCGAAGCCGAACTTGGTGACCGGGTTCGCCGGTACGCTGCAACCCAAGTTCAGGCAGCCCTGCGTCGAAAGCAAAGCCACCGTCAGAACGAAACTCACCCAGTTAGTCCACATCACTGCTCTCCTTTGCTTCCTGTCGTTGCCGATCCATCTGCTCCAAAATGGACCTCTTCATTTCCACAGGTAGGTTCAACGTGTCTAGGAGCACCACGCCTTCGTGTCGGATTGGATGCTCGCCCCCTTCGACCGTCACCTTGCTTTCATCTGCCATCCCGCGCTTCGCGTATCGCGGTCTACTCAACACCCAGCAGGCAGTTCGGGCAGATGTGCCTACATCAAGCCGCTGCTGGATGGCGTATTCAACCGCCTGCTGGGCCACATCACCTAGCCGCTCGCGTTCTACCTCCACCGCTTCGACCAGTTCCGGCCAGCGTTTCATGGCAGACCATACCGTCATGTAGGTGCAGCCTACTCGCTCGGCAATCACAGTCAGGATGCCCGTCGATCCTGGCACAGCATTCAGGAAGCGTTGAAGCGGGATCGCCTTCAGCCGGTGCTTCTTTGGCTTGGGGGGCTTTCTAGGTGCCTGACTTCGCTTCAGCTTCTGAACCGCCCTCCCTCTCATCGCCCCTGCTACCTGAGATGCCGTCGCCATATTCAATTCTCCTCAGCGCGTATCAATCTGCGCTTCGTTGCATCGCAACGAAGCGTAACAACCGTCCTAGGAGCCTGCAATCCTTTTCTTCCTCTCCTGCTTTCGATGCCGTATCCGCTTACGGCATTCGCCACGCGGGCAATTTCGGTCGGGCCGCTGGTAGAAGTGACGCAAGTCAAAGTGACCGTGGCAGTAGTCACACCAAAACATCTGGGGCTTCGGCATCTTGTTCATGCCTTGCCTTCCAAGACCGATGCATTCTCACATTCTTCATCGGTCAACCATTCCCCCCTTGCGTCCCAATATCCGTCTGGGCCCTCACAGAAACCGCCCTGAGCACATCGCTCACACCACACCACGGCAACGGCGGCGCGCTTAGGGTCATAGTCTGCACGTTGGACATTTGACATTTTGCGCTTGCACCGCGGGCATATAAGGTGGATGCACCCCGGCCTGAGTTTTGCAAAGCCAGTCATAAAAGCATTCATTGCAACATCTCGCTCACGTCACGTCCTCCACGACGAGGCCGACAACGCGAACCAGTTTCCCGTGCGGCAGACGGACGCGCTTCGCCTCTGCCACTGTGCAACAGTCCAACAGTGGCGTTTCGTAGCCATGGCATTTCCCGTCATAGAACGTCCTACCGGTCGGCAATTCCCACGCCCAGCACGGGCCGCACTTCACTATGTGCGTCGTCGCCTTCTTCTTCGCAGCCTTCTTCACGTCACGTCCTCCGCAGACTCGTCATCAAATGTCATTTCATCGCGCTTCGCCTTGCCTGTCATTACACGCCCTCCAGCCTCATCGCTTCGATGTCATCGTGCCATTTAAGTCCGGTATCCCCGCCGATGAAGCTCCTGGCGTCGGTACCAACGAACGATTCTGCCCGCTCGGCGAGTGCCTTCCACTTGTCCCGCTCGGCGCGCAGCTTCTCGTTCTCGTCTGCGTATGCTTCCATATCCATTATGACCTTGCGGTAATGATTTCCACAGATGGTTGCTGGCGTCGGTACTACCATGCCTTCTACGTCCCGACAAACCTCGCAGGCCCGCTTGGCGCGCAGGGCTGGGACACAGGTACAGTGCCGCCCATCCGGGCACGGGCTGTTGAGCGCTTTGTCATATGCCGCCTGCGTGTTGGTCTTCCATTCTCGCAGTTCGTCAAGCTCAGCGCGCAGGGCAGCGAGTTCAGTGGCGGCATAGCGCTCAATTGAGGTCCACAAGTCTTCCTGACCCAACATACAATCTAACCACGACTCGCCACCATCCGGCGGCTTCGGTGTGTAGGTCATGTCACAACCTCCATGCAATGAGGAAGAAGGCCAATACATCCGACAGTAACCAAAACAGAAACAACCAGATCATAACTGTTCCTCCGTGTGCCGCGAGCAAAGGTGCTTCCACTCCGCCACCTTAAAGCCAATCTTCTTGGGCACGCACCGCCAGCCGTGTCGCTTGGCTTCTTCCCACACGTCTTGGAAGGTGCCGATGCCACTGTAGGCCTCCATGCAACCCTTGGCGTCGCATTCGAAGGTATGGCCCTCATAATCGCTACCGTCGTCGTAGAAATCCGGTTCTGCGATGTGACTCATTGCGAGCCCCCTGTCACGGTGATCGGGTTCGATACCTCCGCGTTCAACCCTAGTGCCCGCAAGGCAAGACCAACGTCCCGCAGACTGATACCCAAGCGGGCATTGGCGCTCTCGTCTACCGATGGATGACGGGAGCAGGCATCCAAGTCTGCCATCAATCGCACCACCGCCTCCACCGCTTTCGTACATCTCTCAGCCCAGTGTGCCGATTCGGAAATCCGTATTTCAGCCCGTGCCAACTGGACACGAGCTTCCTTCAGTTCTTGGCTGTACTTCTGGCAATCAATACATAGCATGACTAGTCTCCTAGGCCCTCTTGCCCAACCCTTGTGCTGACAGAAATCTGGGTAGCAGGCGTATTGAATATCTGGTTCCACAGATCTTCTTCAATATAGACGTGTCGCGTTGTACTCGAGTTTGCGTTCGACCTCTGCCTGCAAGTTGATCCCGAAGATGGTTGCGTAGTGCCCTAGGCGGATAAGGATGTCGGCGAATTCGCTGCCGACGCCTTGCGGTTTGCCTTGTTCATCGGTCCATGACATTGCCTGGCCGTCTCGCCAAGCTTCCACCGCCTCGCTCACTTCACTGTGAACCAACGCCATGGCTTCTAGGAATGGTACCTCACGAGCACCCGGGCCCGCCCAACCGCTTTTGACGGCCTGCTCGTAGCACATGGCCTGCATCTCGGTAATCGTCATAGTACCTCCTTCATACCGGTTTCCTGATCGCGTAGAACTTTTCGCCTTCTTTCGGGACCTTCCCGAGACCTACTGTCGTTATGAAGCGGGGCAGCAGCCTCGGCCGATAGCGCTTGCCACATATCTTGAATAGGGCTTCCGACAGTGGGTATTGACGATCACCAATGTTCACCACGAAGGTCTTACCCGGCTTGAGTGCGTCGATAGTCTTCATGATGAACGGCTTGTAGAACCCCCCGCACCAGCTATCGAATGAGTCGTATCGCACCCACGAGTTGGTTGGTTCATCAGCATAGTGCTCTGTGTCATAGTACGGCGGGCTGGTGATCGCGAAGTCAAAATGGTTCGATCGCAACTCAGCATCCTCGTACGGCAAGCAGTGCACCTTGGCTCTGAAGTCAGGCTTAAGTTGATGAATGAATGCCAGTAACTTGAGGAGGCCGGCATGAGTTTGAGTAGCGGGCTCGCAAGCATAGTAGTTGGCACCAATTGAGCTGATGCCCAGCATCCGCCCGCCCCACCCAGCACACGGATCTAGCACCCAGTCGCCTACCTTCACACCGAACATCTTGCATATATCACGGGCCGTATACGGAGGGAACTCGAGTGCAATCTGGGTGCCATTCACCCCCATGCAAAGGGACCGGAACAACAGGGTATGCTGACTGACTCCGTTCCTAGCCTGGGCCAAGCATGCCCTTGCCAACCCGGATAGCCAGCTTTCGTCAGATAGGCTGCTCAGCACACTGTTCTTCCCCCTGTTCTTACATATCACAGTAAGCCGATGCGGGTTGAATAACAGTGACGTCTTCATACAAGTGCGCGCGCCACGGCAGAGTCGCGCGTACTCAATGATTTCCAGGAACGGGTTGGTCAGGTACGGGATGAAGTCCTCAAGGGATATTCCCTTGAAGCAAGCAACCAGTGCCCGAGCTAGATCCTCCCTGGGGATCACCAAGTCACTTTTCTGCTCAACCACATTCCCAAACAGGTCGACTACTTTGACGGCGCCCTTTGCCATGCTTACCTCACCCTATATGAACCACACTGCCGGTTGTCAGCTCCGGGATGTGAGTGACCATCAGTATCTGCACTTCCATTTCCTGCGCCAGCCGCTCCAGCAGCAATCGCAGACGTTGACGATACTCTGCCGATACGAACTTGAACGGCTCATCCAGCACAATCAATCGCCGCAGCGCCGGTCGGTGCAACAGCAGACAGGCCAAGCGCAAAGCGAAAGCCGCCACATCCACCACACCCCCACCACTGGCAGACATGGGGTCAACCTCCATGCCGTCCCGCACGAACACTAGAACCGCATCGGTCTTGCCCCGCTTTTGCTCGAATCGGATGTTGAAATCATAGGGCTGATCGAACACCGCCTCCAACGCTTGTGAGACCACCCCAGCAATCTGGCGGTGCACTCTATTCTGGATCTCCTGCACCACGGCCTGCACAATGGCTAGCGCTTCCTGGTACTGAGCAACGGTATCTTCCACCTGCCGCAGGGCCCGCTTTTCCTGACGGTACTGTTGTTCAGCAGTATCATATTCCACCTTGGCCTTATCAGCAGCACGACGGATCGGCCCCAGGTCAATCGAAGACATGCGGGTATTCCTTACGCAAGCGGTTGACCTCTTTGGCAAGCGCCTCCTCCTGCTCGTCTAACTTAGCCTCAAGCTCCGCAAGCTTCTTTTCCGCGGCCTTCACCGAATTGCAATCAAACTCCGATCGCAATCTGGACATCGATTGCTCAACTGCCCCCTGAGCTCGGTCCACATCCCGCCTTAGTTTGTCGACCCGCACCTTGAACTCAGCAATGTCACTTATGCTGGGCATGCTCTAGTGCCTCCAAAATGATGGTTCTCACGGGCTTCGATACCCGCTTCTTATCCAGCACCTTACTGATTGCATCTGCAAAGTCTGGGATGCTCCATTTCAAGGTCATCAGTTCCGAGACCAGCCGATCTATATCGGCCGTAGTGCCTTCGGGTAGGTCTGCTCCAACCTCCGCCTTCTCAATCACCTCCCCAGAAATGTCCAGTTCATGCTCGGCAATCGCCCCATCTAGGAACAGCACCCCTATCCTGGGCTGGTAGGCAATCTCGTCAGCCTTCCGCCGCATGAATGTACCGCAGTTCCAAACGGTCGTGTCTCCACAGTGGGTGTCAAAACCCTTGTGGTTGTCACCGAATACCAGTACGTCATACCCACGGTAAAGGGACGCCACACCCTTGGCCTCTTGCTCAGTAGGTGCGCCGGGGTAACTGTGCTTGCCCACCCAAACGTACCGGTGGATCAGCGCCACCTTCAGCAACCCCATAGTGGGCTTGGCCCGCTTGGGTTCCACACCAAACGGAAACCCAGATACCGATATGCTCCCCAACTGATACGGTGAGGTGACGTATTCAACAAAGCCCGCTTTGACCAACGTCCAGAAAGCAGACTTGTGAATATCCTCCAGGTTGTGGTACGGCAAGTCATGCTGACCGGGAATGGCATACAGGAACGGGCGGCGGGTAATGGTAGTCAAAAGCCAGTTGATCAACTCAGGTGTGGCCGCCCAGTGGTCAAACACATCCCCAGCACAAAGCACCGGCACCCCATATTCCCCAGCAAGACCCTCCAGCTCTCGTAGTGGCCGCTCCATTGCCAACCACCAATCCGGTTCACCAGCACGCGCTAGCGGTGGGCGCGTGGAGAAGTGCAGATCAGCGCACAGCAAAGCTACTGGACGGGCTGGCCGCATAGTGGGCACTCCTTTCCGATCATGTCTTGCAACCGCTTGTCATCACGCTTCAATGCCTCATCCAAAGCAGAGCGCCGCTCCTGTGCGTCGGTCAGGTTGCGCAGGGCCACCGTTAGCCCATCTACCTCCGATCTACTATCGTTCACCTGCCCATATAGTTTCGCCAATCGATCCAAGTTCGGCACTTGCCTGCTTGCTTGCTGTAAGTTCGATTTCAATTCGCCTAGCAGTGCCCCCAACTCAGTGACCTTCTTCCGTAGCACCCGCGCATCCGCAGCATCTGCTACCACTGGGCTTGCCTGAACCAGTATGGCTTCCAATTGAGCATGTCGATCTTGCTCGGTGGCGACCTCAGTCATTCTGGTGATCAGGCGCTCCCTATCCTCTGCCAGCTTGTCCAGCTTTTCCTTACGAGTGGTGCAGCCATCAACTGCCACCAATAGATCAGGCACATATGATAATGATTCTCGCTTGTTGGTTGCCTCAGCCAGTCTAGCGGTGATGACCTCCAACTCTGCCCGGTAACGGCGCAACCCGGCCAGCAGTTCTGCCTGCACATCATCCATCACACCAAGGTTGACGATCTCATTCAAACGCCGTGAGACCTCGCCGCTGGTCTCACTGAACCAGAACGGAGCATCATGCTGTGATTGGAAGTTCTCCTCGGCCAACATCAGCACACTCTGCACCGACGTGGGCACGTCGCTTCCCAACGCACCCAGGGCTTTGCCGTCAACCGTATAGTAGTTGCCGTCCTTGCCCTTCCCGCGCGTGAGGCTATGTTTCTCACACCGTACCGTTACCTCCGTACTGCTAGCCCCATCGCGAATGAACGCCTGCCCCAAAGGGCGGTTGAACACCAACCACCGCAGGGCACGGATGATGGCGCTCTTGCCTATGTCGCTCGGCCCCACAATGGATGTTACCGTTGGGGACAGCTTAACGGTCAGGTGCTTATGCGCCTGGAAGTCCCGTAGCCATATGCTTTCAATCATTCCTTTGCTTCCTACGCAATGACCAAATCAAAGGAGGCTTCCCAGTCCACTCTGTTCCGCCCGGGCACCCACAGCAAGCAAAGGGCTCGTCCCCATCATGAACATACTCCTGTAAGCACACTGGGCAAACCCCCACTTCTGCAAGCCGTGCCTCCACCCTTGCCAAACGCTTCCTCAATGCCTTCTCATCGCGCTTGTTCATTCTTCACCACCTCGTAGGCGTCCTTGAGGTCCTTCTTCTTCGTCACTGCTCTCCGCAGCAGGTCCTCGGCCTCCATAAGCCAGTCCGCACCCTCCTTGGTGTATCGGTACCGACCAAAGCGAAACTCGTGCTCCGCTCGGATCCAGCGTTTAACCAATAGCACCAGACGGTCATCAGACATGAAGCCACCGGGATGCCAACCGCATCCAATCCAGAATGCTAGGGCCTGCACGCCAGTACATACGTTCGATCTCCTGCCTTACCGTCTCATCCGCCTGTACCTTGAATACCCATATCATAAGACACAGGAGGATCGGGAGGCCCAGGAAGAGGAAGAACAGAGCCACTCCATTCGCTAGGCGATCCCTATCCAGCATAGTCCACCGCAATCTTTTGGAAGGCCAAAGGCTGAACTGCCCTCAGAAAACCCTCCAATGGCATGGCCAGCAGTCTGGATACGCCATGCCCCTTGGGGCACAACAGACTCATCGACGGTCTTACCGAAGGCAATGGACCCACAACCTTCTCCAACTCCACATAAAGGCTGTATGGCATCACCACAATGACATCTCGTCGGTCCCGTTTGACTATGAGCAACCAACTAGCAGAATCTGCCTGCTCCCTTGCTACCTTAATCTGGTCCAACCACTTCCACCAGATGGGCTTCATACGGTAACCAGCATCAAGCAGGTCCGAGAATGCCACGCCTCTATAACCACACTTTGCTTCGATCGTCACCGCCTTGAGGAGTGGCTCACCAATAGGATCGACGGCCTGGATATCTCCATATTGGCCGTAGGTCTTCTTGCCCTTTGCTGAGCGGGCTGTAGCACGTCCACCGCTAATCGTTGAACGCCAGAACACATCATCCCGCTCGTCCTTCGTCCACCATTGGCTCAACCGCGTGCATAGATCACGCTCGAATTGACTGCCCTTGCCTTTACCCCGACCTTTTGCCACGGCTCGACCTCCTGCTTATCTGCGGCCTTTGATACATATTGAACCAGTGACGCCACATCTGGTGGGCACTGCCTGACAAGTATGACTTGAACCCGTACCTTTCACATACCCGCAGGAATGCCTCCCAATCAAGGGAGGGTGGTATCAGATCGATTGGTGCCGTCGACTCGTGCGGCAAAAGCACCAGCCGCTTGTTCCTATCAATAATCCTGGCAGCATGCTTGCTCATTAGTGCTTTGTACTTGCTTTCATTCGGCAGCAGCTCCCCGCGCAAGTACTTGATAGCCGTCTTCTCACCAATGCCGGGCACCCCCGGCACAGCATCGGAATTACAGCCCGCCAGCACCTTCACCAATCCCCACTGAGTGGGTGTCACACCATACTCAGAAATCACATCGCCCACCACCACATACCGATCCTTGGCTGGGTTGAATAGATGGGCGTGGTCAGAAACACACTGAATTAAGTCGCTGTCAGCAGATACAATGACGGATCGGGTCTTAGGCTTCAAGGTACGAATATGCTCGACGGCTTTTGCAATTAAATCATCTGCCTCCAACCCAGGCTGGCAGAAGCAGCCAACCCCCATGGCAGGTAGCACCTCGGTTCTCAATACACCGATCTGCTTTCTCACATTCATCAGCCCAGCAAGTTCCTCAGGTGACCGATCCTGCCGACTCGACTTGTAATCGGCATACACCTTGCGGCGATTGCTGGCCTTGTGATCGAAGAAGCAGGCTAGGCAGTTAGAGTATATGCGCGGCAGCAGACAAACGCGCCGTATCTGCTCGAGCACACTGTAAATGATGCCGGTAGGTTGGTTGCCAATTGCCAGGTCCCCCATGGTGTACCATGCCCGGTAGGCCATGTACGACACATCAACTAACACCCAGAAGCTCATACTCTAGACGCCTGGCACGTCGCACATAGATCCACATCCGCCTGGACTGGTCCTCCTCCGCAAGCATTGCATGATTTCACCGCCCAAGGGGCATGTAAACCACAATCGCATTGGCGGTAGTGCCCGCAGTGTACTCGACCGCAAACACACCGCCACGCTCTATTCTTGCCCACCGTCACCTTTGGGCACATTGAGCACTGAGCCATAGCGGCTCCTCCTATTCAAGGCGCACGCCTCCGCGATTCGGTTCCACACCACCCCAGCAATAGCCTGCACCTCACGCTGGAGCCCGCGATCCTCAATAGTGCGGATCAGCTTGTCCCGTGTTCCTGACAATTCAATATCCGGTGCGTTGATGGTTTGCTTCGCTTGCTTCCAATAGCCCTCCTCCACCAAGAAGTCCACCACACTGCCAAGGTCATCAATACCATACGATGGGTAGATGTCTACCTCCACCTCGGACCGCTTGCCTGAGATGCGGTTCTTCTTTACTTCAATGCACACCCGCACCCCAACCTCCCGCTCCTTACCTGCCACCGTCTTGCGGATTGGTTTCACAATGGACATCCACACCTCGGCCGTCGCGTAAAAGCGCAAAGCCCGTCCGCCCGAGCGCGTGCGCTTCTCCCACCCAAAGCCTAGGTTGTCCCGCGTCTGGGAGAGGATGATCAGAATGGAGCCCGATTGACGAATGCCGCTGACGACCTTCCGCAGACGCTCAGAATTGATGCGGGCCTTACCATCCCCATATGATCCTGGTGCCGTCTTGCCCGATCGGTACGCCTTCTTGTGCTGGACGAACTTGTCTTCCGATGCCTCTGACGTAAGTGCGTCGGCGGAGTCCAATATGTAAATGAACGGCGTTCCCGACTTCACCAGGTCATCAACAGCATAGTAGAACTCTTCGATGGTGGATGAGTAGATGGGTTCACCATCGTCTGTGACACTCGGTGGTTCTATTCGCTGTGCCACCTTGTCATTGAATAGGCGCCGAAGGTCGATCAGGCACCCATCCTCGATGTTATCGTAGATCAGTCGGTAATCACGGAAGCGGCGGTTCATCGCCGCTTCCGCCAAGCAGGTAATCGAAAGCATGGTCTTGCCAGCAGCAGAGTCGCCCACCAACAGATAGTACTTGCCACGCAGCAGGCCACCCATCGGGTCGTCGTTCAGCGCCAGGTTTAAGAGGGAGGACCCGGTCGAAAGGTTGAAACTGGGTTTCTCAGTCTTCGCCATATAACACCAATGCCCGTACTCTCCGGGCTGTCACACCACTGTCGCAGGTGTCGCGGGGTTGCGCCCGACTAGGTGGATGCGGCGTCGCAGTCTTCCCACACCTTGCAGTTGCCGCATTCCTTGTACTTGTCAATGTCCACACCAAACTTGTGACCGTGCGGGCACTTTCCCTTGCCACCCTTGCCCTTGCCCTTGGGCTTCTCCTCTTCCTCCTCCTTGTCCTCGTCCTCTTCGTCCTCCTCATCTTCCACGGCAGTCAGGTCATCCTGATCCAGCTGGTGCTTTTCACCGGCCTCATCTTTGACGTGGATGCAGTCTTCGGCGACCTTCGTCACCGTTCCGACCAGTGTCTTCTTGCCCTTCTTCCAAGTGACCTTGTCACCCTTCTCAAACGGCGGTTCCTCCTCATCGTCCTCTTCGTCATCTTCCTCCTCGGGCTCCGACTTACCGCCCTTGCGCTTGGGCTTCTCCTCCTCTTCCTCCTCCTTGTCCTCGTCCTCTTCGTCCTCCTCTTCGTCTTTCGCCTTACCGCCCTTGCCCTTGGGCTTCTCCTCCTCTTCCTCCTCCTCGTCTTCATCATCGGAACCCTTGCCCTTAGGCTCCTCCTCATCCTCATCGTCGATCTGGAGGAAAAGTGCCTTCAACTCATCATAGGGCAAAACATTGAAGCACTCATCGAGGTTGACGACCTTGCCGAGGATCTCATCCTCGTCCATTTCCTTCCGCTCCCTGAAGTCGAAGCGTGTCGCCTCCAGGTACTTGCGGCCGTCAAAGGTTGCATCGGAAAAGCGAACCTTCAAAGTGCGTCCGTTCTCATCGCACAGGAAGAACAGGCGGGCTTCTTCCGCGTCATCGGAATCGAGTTCCTTCTCGAGCGGCTTGGCAAACTTGCCCTTGGACATGGCAAACACAGCGATGGAGTCAGAGTCGTCCGGGTCGATGATGTTGTAGGCAACCCAGTCCTGGAAGTTCAGTGCCCGCACCGCCTCATCATCGCGATCGCGACCATCCTTCAGTAGCTTGGCGCGGTGTTCGCAGATCGGGCAGCGCTTGTTCACTGAAGTGGGGCAAACAACCTGCTCACCAGCCGGCCCAACATCGCGGTGAATGTGAAAGGGGTACTTGTACCAGAGGACACCCTTGTCCGTATGGTCGGGGTGGTGCGAACTGGTCACCTCATACGGCACCACATCAAGGAGGTATGAGCCTGACTTCTCCGGGCTCCACTCGCGCACCCCACGGGGCAGGTTGAAGAACTGCTGCTTCCCCGCTGAGCGCTTCGCATTGCGGCGCACCTCCTCACGACTCGGGCGCCGACGACTGTGCTTCGATTTACTCATCCCGATTCTCCTTCTTGCTTTGCTCTACGGAACGGAAATAGGCCATGCAAACCACGCGGACAATCACCCAAAGCCATACTGGCATGAACAGGATGATCAGAGCCCACCAAACAGCACTCATTCCTTCACCCTCACTCGCTTGCGCAGGGCTGCCTGCTGCTTGTCATTCACTCGAGCGGTCTGTCGCCCCTGGTGCTCCTTCCATGCATCGACCAGGCTGCGGGGTACCGAGGGCCCCGCAAAGTATTCCTGGCCATGTAACGTGACAAGGATCTCAAGCATCCGCTTGCGCTGCTCCATCGCAGCAACAGCCTGATCCAAAAGGGCAGACTCCGCTTTGGCATCAAGCAGTTCCTTGTAGAGTTCGACATACTCGTCATCGATCCGCGCACGCGATGCAATGGCAGACTCGGTGACCTTGTCCAACTTGTACTTGGTCGGGTTGCTACGAATCGCCATTTCCAAACTGGCCAGTTTGGTGTCAGCCTCAAACTTGAGGTGATCGACTCGCCCGCGCGCTTCGACCGACCGCTCAGCCCACTTGAAGAAGATGTCTGCCTGCCGCACCGCCTCGACATCCAATTGGGCCGGATCAATGTGCCGGTCGATCTCAAACTCGCCACCATCCATACAGCACCTCCGCAGAACTGTCGTTACTTGAGGGACCGAATTACCTCATAACAGGCCCAACAAAGCCCAGCATCACCACTGTCGTAGAAGTGCTCCCGAAAGATGTCCAGGATGATGTGAGCAGATTCGTTCGGTTTGCCCTCCTTTATCATAACAGCCCGCGCGTAACCCAAAACCGATCTGCGAGCGGTCTCCGCATCAATGGTCAGATCACGGAGGATGGCAGCGATCTTGGCCCACGGCAAGGGCTTCATCAGTGCCCGAGCAAGCTCCATAGCAGACGAATCCTCACCCGCTCTGTTCTTCAGAATTTCCAGTTGCTCGCTCTCCTTCAGCCCAACCATCATTCCCAAGTAGACTAGCGCCATTCGTGCCGAGCCAGAGGACGTGGCAACCAACTCATCCAGCACATCTTCCCCCAAGCGGATGCCTTCAGCGCGAGCCACCCGCTTAACCAGCCTAGTCAGATCCTCATAGGAAATTGACTCGATCGGCATCCCCGTGCATCGGTTGCGTAGTGCAGCGAGCAACTTATTCGGATCCGTAGTGCATAGCAGAAAGTAGACGTGGTTGGGCGTGTCCTCCAACATCTTCAGTGCTGCGTTCTGTGCGTCGTTCGTCCACTTGTGCACCTCATCAAACAACCAGACCCGGCACGGGCCAGCAGATGGTGCAAGGTAGATGAGTTGCATCACATTCCGAACCGTGTCGATCCCACGGAATGAACTCGAGTTCACCTCCATGAAATCCATGTCCGAGCACTTCAGGTGCTGGCGCACAATACGCGCCAGTGTAGTCTTGCCACACCCACTTGGTCCGTAGAAAAGCAAAGCATGTGGAACGGTGCCCCGATCCAGCATAGATTTCAGTGCCATGACGGTTGATCGGCTACCCACAACCGAATCTAGATCATTGGGTCGGTGTTTCTTATAGAGTTCCACAGATCACTCCTGTATTTCATACGGTTGCTTATCTGCCCAAGTCGCCCCTTCCGGGCTGACCTCCGCTTCAACCTCCAGTGGCACGATCACCCACCGCCACGCCTTCTTGAGTTCATCCACCATCACTTGGCGGCACATCCGGACATAGTCCGGCACCTCAGGTACAGGCACATCAGATACCAAGCTATCGTGGATCTGGCCCACTACCAATCCGCTCATTCGCCGCCGCCTCAACTCCTTCATCACAATGCGGATCAGCGCCCATAGCAAACAGTGAAAGGCCGAACCTTGAACCGGGTAGTTGATCACCTCATTCTTCTTCATGTACCCCTGGCAAACAAAGCCAGTCAGAGTACGAAACCAGCCGCGCTCTCGGTATCTGTCATACCAATCCTTCTTCCACTGAGAGTACACCGGGAATCGCTTCTCCCAGAACCGGCGCTCCACCTGCCGTATATGATGCTCGAAAGTACCTTTGACTGGCTCCGACTTCGGGTCGCACTCACCCAACTCATGAATGCCCTTGGACGCCAGATGCTTGATCAGACCAACACCGTCCGCAGTGGCTAGGTTGGCACGCTTGATAGCATTCCACATGGCAGGAGCGCAATCAATATACCAGTCGCCGTAGAACTGTGGGAACACAAACCCACTCTTGCCCCAAAATCGAACCTCCCGCACCACCTGATCCGGCTTGAGCAAGTAGCACTCGCACGCCATGTCACGGTGTAGGTCCTTCGTCTTATCGTTCAGGTAACCCATCATTGCCGGGTCCTGGTGGTAGCAGGCAGCGATGGCTACCTCCAGTGCCTTGTAGTCCATTTCCACGATCTGGCAGCCGGGGCGGGCAATGAATGCCGACCGAATGAGTTTCTTGATCTCCGGATCCCTCACCGGTTGGTTCTGAAAGTTGGGTGCCTCAGATGAAGATCGGTAGGTAGCCGTAGTGTGCAGATTGAAGAACGGGTGAATGTAGCCGTCCACCTGCTCACGCAATAGCCCATCAATGTTGGTTGTGAGCGCCTTATAGAGGCTCTTCATCCGCACCCAATCACGAACGAACGGCACATCCAGTGTTTCCAAAGCACTTTCATCTGTCCGATGCCGGCCAGACGACGTTTGACCCGGACTCTTGAGCCCCATTTCATCGAAGAGAACCCTACCCAGCTGCTCATTGGAATTGAGGTTCGCCTTGCTGCCATACACCCGGCGCCAGACCCGGTACGTATCCGTACCACTCAGTTCATTCCGCAGGTGACGAACCATGCGGGTGATCCTACGCTTGGTTTTGTGTAGGTACTCAATATCCACCCGCATCCCCGCCGCCTCAACTTGTGCGAGCGCAACCGCACCCAGGTGCAGTAGTTTGTATGCCTTCGACGAGTATCTTACCTGTTCCACTGTTTCGATCTGCTCCTCAGAAAAGCAACCATGTCGTCAGCAACCCATCCGCCAACGTCCGCACCACCATCGTTCAAGTGCTTGCGGATTTCAGCAGCACGTTCCGCACCAAAGATAATGTCCAACCCCTTAGCAAACGCGTCATAAGCAGGAATGCCCTTGGGAACCTTGTGGCATTTTAACGCTCGGTAGCGCCAGGCAATCACTAGCCTACCACCCCTAGTCAAGTTCCATGGGCTGATGAAACATGACGATGGTTTAATGGATACCCCACGGTAGAGCTTACAGTGCAGTGCACAAAAGCCGGTTCCCTGATCATGGAAGTAGCATCTGCCATTATCAGTGGGTTGCAGAACCTGGCAATACCTGCACGACTTTATGACCACCGGAAATCTAGACAGCCTCTTCGCCTCAACCATCGTGACGGGCACCGATGTATGAAACTTTCCCCCACGACCAATCAAACAACAGCGCCCGTGGCATACATTGGTGATGAAGCTAGTGGTGCAGCCTTCAAACAGCGCCCGAGCACTCTTGGCACTCACCACGATCCAAGTATGGTTTGCCTTTATCAGTGATGACATAGCTGCCCCAATTGACGACTCGCCAACTGATACTCAAACAGAGCATCCAGCCCGTTATACAGAAGGAGTTCCCGGATTGGAACCTGGCTGATGCGGTTAATGGCATTAGCGCTGGTGGCCCGCAGATATCCCTCCACCGCAGTGTTATACGGAGGCACACCCAGGCGCACATACGCCTGGAACTTGAGCCCAGTAATCTCCGATCTGTTATCCAGAACATGAGTCGCTAGCATGGTGTCGAATCCCCAATTCATCACACCGTGCCCGAGTTTGGCTCTGGTCCAGCGCTCCTCAAACTTCAGATTGGCAGCGATCTTGGAAAGGTCCCCATTCAATAGAACCTTCGACAGAATTGGAAGCAGATCATCCGTCATGGCACAGGCAAAGGTATCTACCCCGTTCAAACAGAACCCAGCAGATACAATGCGGTGATCGGGGTGGTCGGGTTTCAACCCTGTCGTCTCATAGTCAAAGGCGAGCGTGCCTTCCGCCCTAGACAATTCAAACAGTCGCATCCGTGCGTCCGCACCATCCAGAACACAAGTGACCATAGAGTTCCACTCTGCCATTGGCCGGCAGGTCAGTGGAGCCCGCTCCAATTCAAGTGCAGACCGGATGTTCTCGCGCATGATCTGCCTTAGCATGGCATCGTTGTTCATGCGGTTGATGTATGATGGATGATAGGTAGGGCACAACCAAGCGCCGAACATCGGGGACGGGATTAGCCAACCCAACCACCGGCCAAGTGTGCCCATGTCTGCCGTCCACTCCAAACCTATCAGGCTTTTGATCGCAGACATCCCCAAAAGTATGATCACCGACGGCTTCAATTCACGAATGGTAGAAACAAGGAGTGGGCGGCAGGATTCAATGTACTGATCGTCGATCTCATTCTTCGGCGGCCTGCAAGCGACGGCGTTGGTTTTCCAGCAGTCATTCAAGTCGACATCCAGCTCATCAAGCACTGACTGAAGGACCTGACCAGCGGCGCCCACAAACTGCTCCCCCTGCTCATCCTCCTGCTTGCCGGGAGCCTCGCCCACGAACAGAACCTTCCGCAACCCCCGTCCCCTCACGGGCATCTTTGGAGACAAACAGGTACGTAGAAGGCCACAGGCGCCACATCTAGGCAAAACAGGTAGCCGTGGCGCCTTCGTGGCCCACGATGAAGATCGGAAGAATGGCACTAGGCACCCTCTTCCTCAGTATTGATCACCGGCAGACTCAGCACAAACTGAATCGGCCCCACCGTGATCTTCATCTTCTGATCTGTGACGTACACCGTATGAGTGCGCTCGAGCACCTCGATGAAGAAGCGCGGGTTGATTGCAAAGGTCAGCGAACGACCTTGGTACTTGATCGTTCTCCGCTCGCGAAACCAGCCGGCATCCTTGCGCGCATGAATCATCAATTCACCATCCGACAGTCCCACCGTGATGTTACTGTCGAAGCCGCTCTCATTCATCACAAGTGCTCGGTCGATGATCCCACCCAACTCAGCAGGCATGCGCACCCGCTCGCCGCCATCGAGCTCCAAGAGCTTGTCCATCCCCTCGTGGTATGGTTCGTGAGAGCAGCGCACCGAATACACAGCACCGGCATCCGTCTTGAAATAGACCCACCCCTCCCCCATCGCCACGGTTGATAGTCCGCGTCCTGATATGGCTCGCACACTCGCAGCGGGAATGAGAACTGGATTTTGGAAGCCGTGGTCACCATCGTATCTGAACAACCGGTAGTTGTCGCAGGCCTCGATCCTACCTGGAGTCACACTCACCATCGTTGACAGGTTCTGGGACTCATCGCTGCCACAGGCATCTGCCGCCTGCCGAAGTATATCAGCAATGCCCTCGCCAATTGGTGACCAGCTCTTCTTAGGTGGGGCGGGCACGGCATCAATGGGCAGGTGAATCTCAGCGGAGCAAAGATGGCCGGCGCTACGTCGGTCCCCCTTCACCACCAACTCACCCTTGCGCTGCACGATGTCCAGTTCATCGTCTGGGAACTTGGACACGACCTTCCGGAAGTCGGCCGACCCAACAACCGCGTCACAACCAATATCACACCGGGCCGATGCCATGATCTCATCATTGAAGGTCACCACCAACCCACGGTGGAACACGAAACAGTCGGACTGCTCCAGAATGAGTTTGCTAGACAGGCCGGGCTCTACCATCCCAAGGGCTGATAGAAGTTCCTTCCGTTTGATCTTCACTTTACTCTCCTTCGTGATCCTGCCGAATGAACGGAAACAAGGCCGCTACCACCATGTTCAGCGGCGACCTACTGTCGTAGTAAGCCCCCTTTATGCCCGTGGAATAGTGGGCCACCCACTTAATATCAGGGAAGGCGATCTTCAGTGCCAGGATCGTCTCACCACTACCAGTCGGTACAGCATATGTAGGCTCGATGGGCCGCAGGGACGCCTGGTACACCCGAGCGAGTTCAACCATCAATGGCAACGGAAGGTGGCCGCTAGTCGCATCAAACAAGTGCGGCCAGGCACGGTGGACATGGTCAACCGGCCACCAGCCGTTGGCAGTGAGTTGGCCCGTTGGGCTGATGTCAATGGTATACAGCCCAAGCGAGCGCAGAGCACGGGATGAGTTTCCACTGCTGAAGCAAACACAGCCGTCATAGCCAGCCGACTTGCAGTGCGTCCTAATCACCTCAGCGCGCACCGCCTTACGATCACGAAACTCAAACAGCTCCACGGAACACCTCCTTGATATGCTTGGGGTCACCCTTGAAGAAGCAGAGTACGTTCTGATGTATCTTGCCAACCTTGCGCATTGCACGGAACCATCTGCCTACTCGGACCGGCATGCTCCCCACAGCAGTGATCAAAATCATTTCATTGTAGTAGTGGAGCCCCATATTGGTGAAGAGGTGAATGTTGTCGCCAACAAAGTTGCGGTAGATGCCGGTAGCCTTGTCGCGTATCTCACCCACCTTCACCACAACAAAGCGGTCCTCCCGCAGCAGCGCTACCGACCGTCGAAAGATGCGGGTGTACCAATCCAGAAACTCCTCATAGGTCTGTTTCGTCGACCCGTCGCTCTCTGCGCTGCTGTAAACCTCCAAATCATAGTAGGGTGGCGATGTGAATATCAGATCGGCCATGAGCCCGTGCGGCACCAGCTTGCGGATATTCATGCTATCCCCGCAAACCCAAACCGGGTTCAAACCGAGGCGTTCCGCCTGCTGGCGGTTGACGTCGATCTGCTCCTGCCTGAGTTCGACACCCAGATATTGGTAGCCCAAGCTACTCGCCACAAGACCCTTGGTGCTCTCACCGGCAAAGGGATCGAGTACCACACCACCTGACGGGCAAAACCACCGGCACATCAACTCGGCAAGCACTGGGTCGAATACACTGGTGCTGTACCCGTCCAAGTCGTATTGCTCGCGGTGATGGGTCCTGTGTTTTACGGGGCCACCCTGCTTTGCTTTTGAGTATGTCTTCTGCCGCATCAGATCATACTCAAGGAACTTACCGCGGCCCTCCTTTGTCGCGCGCCCAGTTTCGCCACGAATCCCTAGCGACCGCCATACCCGCTTGCGCTCCATCCACCACTTGATACGCGAATCAAGGATAGAAAAGGGAGGGGCGCCGAATTGGCGCCCCAGTTGGGAGAGCACAAGATGAGTGCCGCTAGGCGCTGTGTCCTTGAAGAACGGCGCCATTAATCACCTTAAGCAGGCTTGAGCCACTTGGTGCCCTTGTCGTCCTTGGTAGCCACGATGCGGATACCAAAGGGGTTCTTGATCTTGTTCTTGATGGGCCGCTTCGCCCACGCGATATAGGAAACGGCAGTCGCCGGGTTCACCCCGCCCTCCTTCACCAACCGATCCACCACGTCCGCCCGACGCACCGGCTTATCCGTGCTGAAGATCTTGCGGAATAGGTCTGACGCCTTCCCACCCCGCCCCTTCCCACCGTCACCGTTGGCCTTTGCCTTCTTCGGGGCTACAGCACTCGGCCGCTTCTTCGTCTCGGCACCTTCGTCCTTGGCGGCCGGGGCCGGCGGCTTCGCCAGCAGCTCCTCCGCCAGTTCCTTCTCCTCCTTCGTCGCGTTCTCGGGGATGCCGTTCTGCTTGCAGACCCGAGCCAGCCGGCGAGAAATCCGATCGAGGCTCTGCTTCTTGTTCACCTCGACACCCATCTTGGTAAGCAGTTCGATTGCGATACGACGGTTCATTGCCTTCTCCTTTTATGTTGTCTGTTCCGAAGCACTTGCTTCACACTATACTATCGAATGACCTCGGGTCAAACCGTCACAATTCCACGAATAATCTGCGACAAAACACCTAAAAAGAGCCGCAACAGAAGGCGCGCGCCAGCGGCAAGCACTGGCCCACATACAGACATCGCTTCGTCATGAATTCCGCTTCCCGCAGCACTACCCAGTTCAATCGCATTAGCCCACGGCGCTTCTCGTCGTCAGTCTGGTTCAGGCCCATCATACCAGTAACGTGTGCCAGCTTGCGCTTATCCTCGGAGAAGTGCCGCATGGTTTGCACCTCGGCGTCATAGCTAGCAGTACTCGCTTGGGTGGGAGCGATCACCAAGCAATGCCACTCCTGACTCAGCCGCCGCAGCGCCTTCCATGTATCGTTGGTCTGGTGACGGAAATCCTTCCGATCCAGTTCCGGTGCCAGGATGTCCGCATAGTCTATGATCACCACATCGGGAACGAAGTCGCGCTCGTAGCGCCACCGCTGGAGGATGCCTTCGATTGCCATAACATTTATAGACGTGTTTGGATGAACCGAGATCATCAAGCGGTGGCGCTCATCACCAATGCCGCATGATCGCCTGAACTTGCGCGCCGCCTGAATGGCTGCTCGTCTGGTGACCACTCGATCGCAATTCATGGTTTGCCACTCGGTGGTAACCTTGGGCTCTTCGTCACTACGGTCAACCGATATGCTTGTTGGCACTCTAATCTCCCCCACCTGATTGCTGTGCATCGGCAGGCCGGCGAGACGAACGCCCAACCGCAGTAGAATCTGACCCTCGCTCAAGTCACCCACCTCAAAGAAGGCCACGGTACATTGATTGCGGAGAGCCCGGTAAGCAAACTCAACGCACCAAAATGTCTTGCCACGCTTCTCTGGGCCCTGGATGCCGATCAGTGCATCGCGTGTCAGCGCCGGGTTGAGAAACCTGCCTGCATCGCCCGGGAATTTAATGAGCGGGTCGGCGGGCTGATCAAAGGCGCGCGCCCATATGGTTCGATCAGTCAGTGGGTCAAACCCAGCACCCTGCCCCAATTCAATGGCTCGGAATTCCTGCACCTCGCGTAGTGCGGCCGCTTGATCACCTCTGAGCACATAGGCCGATAGGTTGTCGTTCAAGCGCGAGAGCTGCCGACCGCATAAATATACACCCAACTCATCAACCAGGTGGGGCACATTGATTGTACCATCATGGTCAGATTCATCTGACAACTCGCCGAGAAGCGCCTCGATCAATCTCACCACCGACTCATCGCGCGTTTCCTCATTCGCCCACGACTCATAGATCGTCTGTATGTTCTTGCCGGGAGCCTCCTTGTACCGTTTCCAATAATTGACGCACCAGGCCGAGACGAGCCGAGAGTACTCGGTTTGGAACAACTCAACATCAATCGTCTCAGCTACAGATGACAGGAACGGCTTGGATGTGATCATTGCGATCAGAAACTGGCGTTCCAATCCGCTATCAACTTTCCTGCGCTGCATCCATCACCTTTTGTTCTGCTCGGTTAGGTCTGTATCCACTCTGTCGCCACCAACCACTCATAAACCTCCGCCAGTGCTTCCCACCCACCCGAAACTCATCAAACCTTCCAGACCAGCCCTCCCAATCCGCTACCTGCTGGGCAATCCACCGCGCATAGTAGTAATGCACCAGGTGGCCGCCTGAGGGTTGCAATGCCTCCATAAGTGCAGCGGTGACATCTGCCGTTGACGATCTCATCTGCCGGCCCAGTTGCTCCAATTCACGCCTCACATTCACAATCACCTGACGGCGCCATTCACCAAACTGTCGTAGCGCCACAGCAAACCCCTCTCGATCGGCGTTGGCATGAACTCTGGTGATGTCCTGTAGCCATTGGCGGGCTGCACTAGGTACTATGGCAGCCTGCACCGGACGAGCACGGGCTTTGAACTCTGGCAGATGCGATCTCAACTTACCCAGCGGGTGCCCATTGAAGAACGGTGACAGATCACCAAAGTAAACCCTGAGAACCCGCCTCGCGTAGTGGATGTCCTGATCGAGGAACTTCCAGATCTGCGCCGCCAGCGCCCCATCCTTAGCACCGAACGGGTACTTTGACCCGTAGTGCCGACGCCACATCCGGCAGAAGTCATCTGTAAAAGTTCGCATTGTCACCTTGCCGGGCGCCGTAGGCGCCACGTCAGTGGTGTCTTCACTGACCTTCTTCAGTTGGAGGTGTACTGGAGTACACTTGTCACTGTGTACTGGCGTACACTCATCCGGCAGTTCTTGATAAACGGGGTGCCAGAGGAACATATACCGGTTGGCCTTGTGCATCGTCCTATCTGCACCCACAGCAGGCAGCGTCTTGATGAAACCGCGGTCGCGCAACCGATTGAGAATGCGAATCAACTGATACCGCTTGATCCCCACCTCCTGAGCCAGCGTCTTTTGCTTTGGAAACGCCTGCCCATCACGACCCGCATATTGGAACAGCCTGCCCAACACCAACTTGTCTGTACTCGGTAGTAGATTCGATCGTACTATGACGTTTGGAATGAAAACTCCGGTGAACAAGCCGAAGGGGTTGAACTCCTGGCCCACCTTCAATTTCATTGCCCACCTCTTATCCCCAGCGCCGCCATGATCCTATCTGCCTCCGCCTGTGCCATGTCACCCGGATCGGATGATAGGCCGTCGATGATCTCAGTCGTGCCGCGAAACTGGCCCAGGTGTGCCGCAACCTCGCAAGCACGGCGCTGAGCCGCAGGCTCCGGGTCGAACATCACATAGCGCCGGTTGAATGCCCGCAGTTGCTCTATCTGCTGGTGCTTCCAACCAATTCCTAGTGACGCAACTGCACCTGGTCCCAGCCGCCATACGTCCACCGCTCCTTCCACAATGACCACGGCATCACTAGGAATGCAATGAATGCCATAGATCATGGCTCGCGGGTCGATCAAAATCAGATTGGTATCCGTTGTCTTGTATCTGGGCTCCACGCCAGTATGAATTGCCCGGCCTTGCCAAGCAACCGTCCGGCCACTCATATCACATATTGGGTAGACGACCCGCCAATTCCAAGCACCACTCAGGAACGTAGTGCCTCGCAGTCCCCAGAGCCGCACCAAGTGACTTGGGGATAGCCCGCGCCCGCGCAGGTAAGCGCGGTGTGCGCGTGATAGTGGGGCGAGTTCGGGCGGTGGTGCTAGGCTTGCTGGCCGATGTGAAGCACGAGCGACCGGACCCGGACCGTGCCGCTGGTATTGACGCAGTACCTCAACTACATCACCCGGGCGAAGAATGTGCAGCAGCCCGGCCACGGCTTCGGTGATCTTTATCTTGCCGCATCTCCAGCAATTGAAATAGCCGAGCTCCAAGCTGAACCCCAGATGGTAGCCAGACTTTCCGCCTGTGCAGTTGGGGCAGTGCAGCTGTACCCACCCGGGCCGGCAGTGATGATGCCCACTGGTTAGGAACGGGATGTGCCGTTCAGTGCATAGACGAACTATGTCGAGCACCGACTACCCCTTTGCAAGTTTCAGCATCAACTTGATGACCTCTGCTCGCATGGTGGTTCCTCGTCGGACGCAGGCCGCCTTAAATCTCTTCTTCAGTTCGGCAGGCACCTGCCAGATCAACAGTGTGGTAAACTTCTTCACAGCATGCTCCTTGTTAACTCAGTGAGAACCATCGTTGGGACATCCAGGCGTTCCATTCCATCTACAACCCGCGAGACGATCCGGCGCTTGCGCTCGATCTGCTCTATCAACCGCTCCTCATGCGTCTCCTTTGCTATTGGATAGATCACCTGAATGCGGTTAGCAGTTTGGCCGATCCGCAGCACTCGGTCCTCAGCCTGCTCCCGTTCACCCGGCGTCCAGCCCAGCTCGGCAAACAGTACGGTACTCGCCGCAGTCAGTGTGATGCCTTCACCCGCTGCTTGAATGTTGCCAAGGAACACTCGGCACCGGTGATCGCGTTGGAACTTATCAACCTCATGCTCGCGCTTGCTAGTCGCCGTGGATCCATCGATCACAGCAGAACCCGGGAAGTAGGAGTGCAGACGCCGCATGACAGATATGTGCCGGGTGAACACCACCAGCTTCTCATCGGTGTCATTCAACCAATCCACAATCCATTGGTGCACCACACCCACTTTGCCTTCGCCCGCCAACCTGAGTAGGGTGTGAATGCGCACAAGGTCGCTTGCTGGAAGTATTCGGCGGGTGGCGTCTGCGCCCTTGGTCTTCCGGTACCACTGTAGGAAGTTCAGACGAGCGGCCTCATACTCACGGCGGTTATCTATTTCTACCGGTAGGATGGTGCGCATCTTCTTAGGTAGGTCGGGCAGCACATCTGATTTCAGCCGCCGGATCATCACATTGGAGACGCGATCGTGCAGCTCGTCCAAGTTCGACGCACCAGAAAAGTCCCAACCACGGCCTCTGAAACCCGGCTTTGGGTCGCAATATGCAAAGGCGAACTCAATCACAGAACGATACTCACTGGGCCTCAGCATATTTAGGATCGGGTAGAACTCAATGGGCCTGTTTCTGATTGGTGTTCCCGTCAAGCCGATAACATAACGGCAGCGGCGGGCCAATATGCGGCAAGCCTTCGTCCGGGCAGCCTTACGGTTCTTCGTGCGGTGTGCCTCATCGATCACTGCCAGTTGGGGCTTTTGCTTTAGCAGGAACGGCAGCCAATAGATGAGGATGTCATAGTTCACGATCCAGACATTACCAATCAACTTGTGAGGCCTACGGCCGGATAAAACTACCGAGCGAATATCACCGTGCTGCCTGAGTTGCCGGCGCCAACCATACTTCACACTCGCCGGGCAGACAATAACTACGGGGCGAATCTCCGGATGGAGTTTCATCCAGCCAGTTGCCTGATAAGTTTTACCTAAGCCCGGGTCATCACCAATGAGAGCACGGCCTCCGTGTCTATCGACGAAGGCAACGCCCCGCACCTGAAACGGTAGCGGGGGCGTTACCATCACCTTCGTCAGTTCAGAGCGGAAAGACATTCCTGAATCTCTGCAAAAGTGGCATCCACTCGATCCGCCGCCCATCCCATTCGCTGAAGTAGGTAGCGTGATATTGCTGCCTTGGCCCTCTTACGGCTACTAAGTCTGCGGGTGACCCGCAGCGCACCCACCAGCTCCGAAGGCGCGTATATGACCAGGTAGAGTACGGTGATTGCATCGTTGGACGCACCCGATAGAAATTCATCCATCCAGTGATACCTTGGCTTCTTTGGCGGCCTGCTCATCAGTTGCTGCAAGCGCAAAGCATCTTTGCGAACTCTGCGAATGTAATCCAACATCGACCATCGGACAACCCGGTAGACCCAAGTGTTATCAGATACGTCGGTGGGGTTGCGGTGCCGCTTGCCATTGGAGTCGAACTTGCAGAACAACATCGCCAAGGCATAGTCACCCTCATCGATGAGGTCGCTTTCGGATACACCACGGTTCGCCGATAGGCGATAGGCAATTGCCCTCACCATGGGTTGGTAGCGAATGAATGCGCGCGATAGCTTATCCATACCTTCTCCTTTGTAGCGCGCTTACAGTGTAAGTGGAACCCCAATCTGAAACAAGTGCTTCAGTCGCTTCCCACCAGCCGATCTCCGCCACATCTCCCGGTTGGAATCCCTTCTGGAACATCTGATTCCACAAGGCAGAGTAGGCATCCCACTCCTCGCGTGACTGGAACCTCATTTCGTGTCCTCCTGTGGATTGTGCAGGTCACCGCCGGGTGCCTTCCGCCAGCGCTCCTCCTGTACCTTCCGTGCCTCCTTTGCCAGGCGTTCCTCCACCGCCCACTCCTCGGCGGTCATTGACTGCGGGTTCATCGGGTTGCCTTGACTGTCCACTGGCCAGTCCTTGGTGAAGTCCCCACCGGGTCCGGTCCGCACCACGGGGCCTTTGTGATTGGGTGCGCAGGCCGGAGGTGGAGGACCCGTTTGCATGTCGTGGGGCTTGATGGGCTCCCGGCAGACATCACAAAACCGGAACGTGGGCGGCCTCTTGCCTCCCGGGTCCATCTCCATCACACCCGTCGGCTGCCGCTTGATGTGCCGCTCGTAGAAGTCTCGGACCTCCTCCGTGGCGTTCAGGAACGTCTGTACGTCCAGGAAGCCAGCAGCCCGCAGGTGACTGAGGATCAGGACCATACGGCTGTATTCGGGCAGCTCGGTCGCCTGCCCCAGATGCATCAACTCCATCGACAGTGAAATCGCTTCGGTGCTGGTCATCAGAAGTCCTCCGGTTTGACGATCTCGACGCTGTGGTACTCAGCGTCGTGCAGTACCAATTGACCCGTGGCGTTGTGAATGTGAGCGTGCCGCTTGCACGACTCACACTCGACAAAGTTCATGCCTCGGAACACCGCCGGGTGCCCGGTGCGCTCGCGATGCGACTTGGCCGCCAGCAGGAGTAGGATCTGCCAGGGGTCCGCCATGTCTCTCAAGGTACTCATGCACCATCTCCTTTCCGAGTAATCTCATACACTATCGCCGCCAGCATCTGCGCCCGCTGGGGTGCGGGCATCCGTTGATATGCCTTCCGCAGTGGTCCGCACGCCTCACGAATGGCGGTATTGGAACGGTCACCCTTCTCCCTGCGGGTGATATCATACCCAGCCTTGAACGCCCGTTCCGCCATCTCCCACTTCAGCCGCTGATCGGCATCCGGCCACATACCAAAATAGACTCCGGGCACGCCGATCTTCCCAGCATCTGGGAACACCTTGAAGGTGTACATCGCACCCACAGAAGCGTAGCGAACGAGCCCATCATACACCCGCTCCCCCGGATCGAGCTTCCAACCCGACACGCCTTCCGGTTCCGCATCGTGCCACATCTGCCCCAGCTTCTTGTTCTTCAGCAGGCAGGAACCAACAAAGACCATCGTGCGGCGGGGCTCCACCGGAATTGGTTTGCCATCCGCCGGCACCAACGTCACCTCAATCATGTCATTCTCCTTTCGGGACCTCGCGGTCAGCGAGGTCATCAAGCGTCGCCTTTGCCAACGCCCGCTCTGCTGCGGCGAGGCGCCGCTTCCAAACTTTCAACTTCGTCGCCGCCAACTTCGTCTTTCGCTGCCAAGAGACCACCATCCGCTTGGCGTTTTCTACCTTGAGCTTTCGCTTCTTGTTTGAGTCCTTCTTCGGCACCAAGTTCCGCCACCGCTCAATCAGCTCGCGGCCTTGCTCGGAGAACTTCTTTGACGCTGGAGTCCTGTAGGGGCCCAAGTGGCCGGTTGGTACTTCAGTGGGTTTACAGGCAGCGAACATCAAACAGACGACCGGGAACCAACGCTCAAACTCATACCCGCCCTTCGCCACATATACCACCAGTGGGTCATCTGTAAATCCTCTATGGTTGCAATGAGTTACCGCGCCTGTGATGAAAGTGATTTTGTTCACATGGTCGATCGGTCTGTGTTTCGCATACCCCCGACCTCCCGCATCACCCAGGTGACCAGACGACGCAGGAAGATCTTGGGGACATTGATCCTGTTCGTGATCTCCATGTCACTCCACCTTCAGCACTTCACCGCACCGCGTGAGGGCGTCGATCGCCGGGATCACAATCCTGACGCGGCTGTAAAGCAGGAGCCAACCCTGGTTCATGCCATCCACATAGGCCACCAAACCCGCCAAAACCAGATCAGTCTCCTTTGAGACGTCAGCACGAACACACCAGTCTGCCTCGGTGTTGACAACCTTTGGATCCAACTGGCGGAAGCGGGGGCTTCGCGCCACCGCCCTCGCCACCAATTCATTTCTGCACCAGAAGTCTCTCATCGCATTCTCCTTTGCAAGGCGTTCTGGCCTCATCAGCAACCGCATCACGGTTGTAGGTGCGTCGAGTGACGCACCTTTCGGCCTAGTCGTTCAGCACTTCCAACACCACGCCATCCGCACCCTGGTACCTCATCCCAATGAACCGACCTTCGTGCATGATCGGATAAGGCTTGGTGAACAGGTCCACGTCTCGCGACCAGCGATCCTTCTTCAGCACCGCCAGCGTCTCCGGCCATTCGCCCGGGGCCAACCCAAGTGTCGAGGCGTCCGCCACCAGGTAGACTTCACTGCGCCCAGCGGTGTGGATCCCAGTCCGTGCCACCGTCTTCATCACGCTAGTCATTGCCTGTCTCCTTGTTCTTCTTGATCCAGCACGGCCCGCAGTAGGACTCACCGTTCACATCATCACAAAACAGATTCGCCCAGGGGAAGAAGCCCGAGCACTCCTCACATTGGCTCATGTCCAGATCCGACGAGGAGAGGGCATGAGCCAGGAGGGCCTCAAACTTCCCAACAGGCATTACGTCTGCGATGGGCCACTGCCCAAGCACGGTGCCTTCATTGTCCGTCAGTGTGAGTTTCATGTGCTCTCCTTCAATTCAGCAAGCGCCTCTTCCAGCATCTCCTTCGCCTTGGTCTCCGCAAGGCGACAAGCAGATGCATAGTCCGGAGCGGTACCAACCTTCAAACCCGCTACGAGAACCAGGTACGATATGTCCGCATCTCCTCTCGCTCTGATTGGAATGTGGGTGCTAAGTTTCAACCAGGCAGAGACCAACCTGCTGCCACCGGACCCGAATGGGTTCTCAATCCACTTGCCCATCACACCCTCACTTCAGCACAACGCCGCACGCGCGAATCGCCTTGACGACCTCCTCAAACTTCTCCACCGCAACAAAGACATTCAACTGGATACACTTCTGCCCGGGCTGCCAGGCCGAACTGTACTTATCGAAGCCCAACCGATTGGCAATCTCCTGCGCCTTGTCGCGTACGGCGCTCCGAGCCGCCTCGCCCTTCTCGCGAGCCTCGATGTGGTTGCTCATCAACCGGATGTGATCGCGGATCTTGGCCCAGCTCCAGGAGCCAGCCTTGTTCCTCGGGAACGTCCGCGTCTTGAAGACATACACAGACTTCCGCATATGGGGATTGTACTCACTCATCCCCCACACCTTGATGGCGCCGTCGGCTTCCAACCCGAAGGAGATGCCCTTCGTCGATATGCCGGCCAGGTACGCCTCCTTCTCCCGCTTGTACCGCTCCTCAACCACCCTCACCCGCGCGTCGCGATCAAAGGCCTCATTCATTCTCAGAGCGGCCTTGTGCTCATCCGCCAGCGCCTTCTCGAGAACCGCAGCCGGATACTCAATGCGAACGATGCGGCCGGAGTCGATTTCGTAACCATACACCTTGCGGTGGTCGTCAGCTGGAGCATCGATGCCCGGCACCTTGCCGGCGTTGATCGCCTCGGCATACTTCTCGCGGAGCTTGCAGACCGCGTCATCCTCCGACAGTCCACTGGCCATGAACCCGATTGGTTTGTCGCCCAGCGGGCAGGCGGCCGTGAAGTGTTCACGCGTCTCAGTCATGCCGTCATCGCTGACCGACCCGGGAGTATAACTGACGACCACGTTCTCAATCACATACTTCGACATCGCATTCTCCTTTGCAAGGCGTTCTGGCCTCATCAGTGCCCGCATCACGGGCAGAGGCTCCGCGATCTGCGGAGCCTTTCGGCCTTACTTCAAGTCGACCACCTCACCGAATGGGGCGGGGCGGTCAGTCGTTCTCACCCAGAGGGTTGGGTAACCCGGCTCCTTATCAGGAAACGTGCCATACATATCCGTCAGGTAGATCAGGCAGGCGGGTGTGAGGCCCTGCTGCTCAACCCACTTGAATACCGGTCGGAAGTCAGTCCCGCCGCCGCCCTTGGGCGTAAGTTTCAGCGGCAGGTCAGCGCGAGTCAGCTCCTGAGTGCCAGCCACAGCAGCATCACACCACACCAAGTGGATCGTCGTGTCAAAGGAGGCCAGCACCGCAGAGACTTCAGCGGCAAACAGGTTCAACTCGCTGACACCAATCGACCCGCTGGTGTCAATTGCAATGACCACGGCAGGCAATTCCTCTGAGATGAGGCTGGGAAGCACAAACCCGGCTTGGAGGTAGCGGCGGTTCGGCCGCGTCCAGTTGTAATCATTCCTGGCCGAGCGTTCAATGAAGTCCCGCAGCACAGTTGTCCAAGGGACCCGGGGGTTAATCAACTCATCCACCAATCGTGCCAGCCCAGCGGGCAGCAAGCCCTGCGACTTAGCGGCCATCGCCGCCTGAGCGACCGCAACCTTCCACTCCGCTTCGTCAGCTCCACCTTCACAGTCGTCTGGTGCGTCTTCAACCGCACCACACTTACCCGGGTCGGGAGGTGAATCCGGGCCCTTAGCACCCGGATCGCCTTGCGAGGCGTTAGGCTGGCTTGTTCCGCCAGTGCGGTTCTGTGGTTCACCATGGGTGGAGGGCGTGGCGGGCTCGGTATCGGTTCCTTGATTACTGGGTGCGGGTTTGTTGCTCGACTCGCCGGAGCCTTGTGAGGAGGTTCCAGCACCTTGCTGCTGAGAAGTGTTTGGTTTGGGTTGATGTACCCGCTTGTAAATCTCCTCAGCGGACTGAGTCATCCTCTGATCAACCAAGCACCCCTGCGGCAACTTCAGGCCGGCAGCAACCAAGATGCCGTTGATCGCATAGTCGGCTGCCACGTTCCAATCACTCATGTCTCGGCCACCGCGCCGCCAGCAGTGACCGTTGGCAATGTGCATCACCTCATGCGCGAGCACACCTTGAATCTCCGCATCCGCCAACCCGTCAATAAATGACGGGTTGTAGCGAATGATCTTGCCATTGGTGGCGGCGGTCTCGATGCCCGGGTCCTCAACCAGAGGCAGCCGCATCGCTAAGGTTCCGAAGAACGGCTGATCCAGCAGCAGGTGCGTCCGCGCGTGGGACAACTTTGTTGCCGGTGTCATTGCATCTCCTTAGGCATGAATGCCTTCATCTGATCCAGAATGGAAGCGGCCGCCTTGGCCGTCTTCTCGCGCTGCTCCTGATCGTTCCGCAGATCGTCGGGCTTGCACTTCGCGATCTTGGTTGCGATCTCCTTCCGCAAGCGCTCGAGGTTGGCGTCGCCGGTGACGTTGAGCTGCGGCAGAAGGTCGCACAGCTCCGTAACATGGGTGATCATCGAATCACGGAAGATGCGATCGGGCTCGGCAAGTCTCTCGGCCACGCGAGAGACGACGTCGAACAACCGCGCCCACAAGTCACCGCTCGACTTTGCAATACGTTCGGCAACACTCTTCTCAATCGACTCCCGCACCTGGGCGGTCTCCTCGGCGCCCAGGTCAACGCGGAAGTCCTTTGCATCAGGCAGCGGCGTGAAGTTCACTTCCCAGTAGAACTTGTGGCGCACCTCCTTGGGGAATTGATCCGGGTGGTACAGTTTGCCAAGGCGCTTGGCGGCCTCCTGAACCGCGGCGGGGTATTCCTTGGCGAACTCACTCACCGCCGACTCAAACTCCGCCCGCGCCTCCCTCAGCAGTTTGGTGTACTCGATGAACATCTTGGAGGGGAGGATGCGAGTGCCGCTGTCGTCCCAGGGGAGCGTCAACTTGCGGTGGATCGAGCGGCCGTTGTTAATGGCCGCTTGGATGCGCTTGAACAACCGAGGAGGCAGGGTTCTCGTCCACCAAGCACCAGCATCACGCTCGGCCTTGGCCGCCTTAACGGTCTCCTCGGTTATCTGCTTGTCCTTCTTACGACCTTCCCAGCTACCGATCGAAAGGTTCGCCAGCATCGCACGTTCATTTAATGCGCCGTTCATGGTAAATCTCCTATTCGGTTGTGACCTACGAAAGGGCGTCCTGGTGCTCGGTCGCCCACGCAATGAATTCCTTGCAGCTGGTTGCGGTCGGGCAGACGCGGATGAGATCGCGAACCAACAGCACGCCAAACTCCTCGGGCAGGCGCCGGGCATACCGCACGATCCGGTCGGCATTGGCCGCAGTGGCACGACCGGAGAGAGCAGAGACTATCGCATAAAGCGCGGCGGGCGAATCCGGAATGTTGCCGCTCGTGGGGTCGATCAGAATGCCGTCGATGCTCGGCAGGCTCTGCCACACCCGGATGAAACCAAGGAATTCAGTCGCGAATCCCTGGCCCACCGCACCAGCAAGCGGCTCCAAGGTACGGACCCCGGCAGCGTACAACTGGCCCATCCGCGCGACCGTGCGCGGGCAGGGGCCGTTGACGATGTCATTGGTGGGCTTCCAGTCGGAGAGGAGCTGCGGCCGGAAGCGAATGAACGCCACAAGTTCCGGCGGCACGTCGTGCTGGAGCGCCCACTCGCACCAGTCGTCGACGTTCACATCGAGCTGAACGATCGTCGCAAACCGGCTCTTCACCGGCTCCAGGATCGAGGTCACGCCCGCCTTGTCCTCGCGGCGGTTGGTCGCCGCGATGAAGATCACTTTGTCGCTGATCTTGTGGCCGTTGATCCGGCGAGCGAGGATGAGTTGCATGGCCGCCGCCTGCACAACCGGTGCGGCTTGGCCTAGGTCATCGATCATGCACACCGTCAACTTCTTCGCGAGCATGAGAGCCCGCAAGTCTCCGAACGGCAGGAAGTCGGCCTTGCCATCCAGCACAGCGGGGGCGCCTTTGTAGTCCGTGGGGTCTTCCACCACGGGGTGGCGCAGTATGAAATCCGCCTTGCACTCAGCGGCCGCCTGCTCAACGATGTCGGACTTACCAACGCCCGGCTGGCCCTTGATCAGCACCGGCAGCCCGGCCTTGATGCAAGTCACCAGCAGATCCTTAAGTTCCTTCGGTCTCATCTGTACTCTCCTTGCAAGGCGTTCTGGCCTCATCAGTGCCCGCATCACGGGCAGAGGCTCCGCGATCTGCGGAGCCTTTCGGCCTTAGTATGCCCACCTCTCTACGATCTTCACGGTGAAGTCAGCACCGGCCTCCGTATCCGGCCGCTCGTACCAGAGGCGCTCGCACAGAGCGCTCGACGCTTGTTCCTCATTGGGGCCATGCGCCTCATAGTGTTCGCCACGGTAATTCGTCGATGCGATGAATCGCTTCCGACGCATATCGCAGCGCATAACCACATCAATAACGGTGCTCATTGCTTCCTCCTAGTCATCACCAAAGATGGTTTCGATCACTTGGTCATCGAGCATCGGGCAGAAGTCTCCGATGTCCTCCGTATCGATCTCGCAGGGATAGAGACCGGCCTTGTTCAGCACATACAGCACCTTCCTGACCTCCGCTGGCGTGGTCGTGATCTTCTGCTTGCCGCGAGGCGTCTCCATCCACATCTCAATCTTGTTCAGCATCTGTGCTCTCCTATCAGTTCGGCAAACGCTCAACGACGTACGGGCCCCAAACGTGGCCGTTATCGCCGGTCAGCCAAACTTTCGCTTGTGCAACCCATCCATCATTCACTCGGCGGGCACCAGCAAACTCACAGCGACTGATCACGCCCCGAACTTTGGTCGCGCGATCCAAGCGGATGCAGAATTGTTGGCCGATCGCGCGAGCGATCCTGCCTTCCACTTTTCTCCGCAGGTACTCCTCGGCTGAATAGTAGTTGCCCATCGGCATCTCCTTGCGGCTTGTCATCATCAGCGATGCGGGAGCCACCCGCCATCGGATCATGCGGCATTGCACCGCATGATTTCGACTCATGGGCATTGCACCCAGGGAGTGAGCGGTCGTGCACCGAGCGGCACACTTGGGCTCACTGGTTCAGTTGTTCGATTAGGTTCACGGTGACCGTGCCAATCAGTCACAACAAACCTCGACGAGTGCTTCAGGTGCTATCCGACTGCTGCCGCCTTGCGATAAGCCGGCACAGCACAGTCGCCCGCGCGGGGGTACGCCCGCGCCGCCTTAAGGTCTGGTCCTCTGACCATTCCCGGTCAGCGATGCACTTCACGCACTCTGCTCAGCGGCCTTGGGCATCCGTTGGTACGTTCACCTTGCCGCGTCTTTCGACTCGCGTCGCTCATATGAACTTGTTACGCCTTATAGTATATGTAGTTATAGCCCTGCAAGCAAGTAGACCGGAAAATAATGCGCGCTCCAACTCATTCATTGACAATGAGTTGGAACAAAAACCATGATAAATCTGCGGTCGGAAAGCGCCTGTAACTGTTCCGGCTCAGGCCTAGGGCAGGCAAGATAGTCTAGACAGTATAGACAAACAGGAGGGGCGGCCGGGAAGAGAAGGCGGAGACCCGGGCCGCCCCTAGGAGAGGGTTCCTTTGCGACGAAACAGCATCAGCGTATCACGGAAATGAATACAACGCGCACCAATCCCCTTGCGCCAAGCCCGCGTCTGTTTTGCATCGAACATCCATCCGCGTCTTGCCAACCGCTCAATGATGTACACATTGTCGCGGGAGTTGACATGCCCCATTGTACCACCGTTGTCATACGCCGTCGGCACCGCCCAGCTCAGCACAATGCCTTCACTCGCGTTGGCTGTCAGGTTGTCAAGGAAGACATCCTCATACTCGCGGGGAATGTGCTCACCCACTTCAAACGAAATGACCCAATCCACCGGCGCTGGCAAGCGGAACGGTACAGATAGATCCTGCACCGACACATAGCGGGTTTCGGCTATCTCCATGGTGTGGGGGTTACCATCGAAGCCAACCGCTTCAATGCCTCTCGAGCGTAGCATCGCCACATAGGAACCCAACCCACAACCCAGATCACAAACGGTCTTGCCATCGAGCAGCTTCACCAGCATGGCCGCCAGCTCTGGGCTGTATTGGTGTTCGGCTTTGATCGTGGCCATATCCTTGAAGAGCCAGTAGCCACGCTCATGCCAAAGACGATGGTCTCCCTCCTCCAACCGCAATTCTTGCTGGCGGTATGTCAAGCGACAATGGTTGCCCTCCACAAAGTCCACCGCCGCAACGCCCCGCTCCTGCTGAATGTTCGGCGAATAGACACGGCCATGTCCCAACGTCCCCGCCCACCATGAGAATGTGGAGTTCGCCCGTAGCAAGGCATCCGCCTGCATCAACCGCAGGAAGTCCGGTACAAAGGCATACGGTTGCCGAACGCTCGTCTTCTCCCGCACCCACACCAGCGGCAAGTCCGGGCAGTAACGCTGGTGAGCCTGCCGGTACGAGCCCAAGGTGATAATCGCATACTCATCTTGGTGCTCCAGATAGTCACCACGCCGTAGGTGGGCGGCTGCATAGTCACCACGCTTGGGGTGGGCCTCCAACCAATGTGGTTGGAACCAGAACAAGTCGCGAGCCCATGATCGCGTATAGGTGGCGAGATGCTCGGGTCGCTGGAAGTAGCCAGTCAAGTCAATATCAGTTTCACCTTGCGGCAGGCGGTCCTCCGGGAACGGCGGGAGGACCTTTTCGATGAGTGGGTCCTGAACATTCCGGAAGAGATCCTGACCCACCCATGGTGGCGTCTGGAGTTCTGCTCCGTATCGCTCGCAATAACGGCGCGCAAAGGCGTATTGAAAGAGCTGGTTCCCAAATCGTCCTCGACGGCTCAGGCAGGACAGATTCACTACAGGTCTCATCGAACCTCCTTTACAAAGCGAATCGCTGCCGAATGTGATGGGCGAGCGACTCTACGTTCCATGCGGGCCATTGGTGCGACCAGATCTTCGCCAGCATGGCATCCACGGCCCCCCGATCAAGTGAACAGCGGCCCTCCTTTAACTCGGTGAATGCCTGCCGCGTCGGCTCTTCCTCATTCGTCAGACAGTAGACCGCCCCAGGTTGTCGGAACACCTGCCGACCAAAGCAGAGCACAGGCAGCCCCACCTCCATTGCCTGTGCGCCACAGGTTGAATCAATGACAGCCACCGCCTTAGCCATTAGTATGGCAGCAGAGAAAGACTTGGAACGATCCAACGTCACCCGCCGATTGAATCTGCGCAGTATCAAGTTGGTGCGGTCCCGCCGACTGGCGTAGTGCGGGCGCACGCGCAAAGGCAGATCGGTACACCCCACTAGGTGTTCAACCCATTGGATATTCGAGGAGAAGTAGGGTGTCAGTCGCCAATCGGTAGCAATCCGAATCCCGTCATACCGCAGGCAGACCAGAATGTCTCCGTCGGTCCTGACGGCCAGGGGACCTGCTGGTGTGAACATTAGTGGCTCATCAACCCAGCTCGCATTGCCTCCTGTTCCCTGCTCATCCATTTGAAGGTAGTGTTCTCGCTCTTGCGTCCAGCCCACCTCCATGTAGACAGTTCGCATCCGTGCTCGCTTGGCTCGGATCTCCTGGATTCGTGGTACATTGCAACCCCACCAGAAGACGTGCGATGCTCCTATGTCTGGCAGAATTTCCGAGCGATGCCAGCGGACTACCTCATGCCCGAGCAGATGGAGGGCTTGCGCCACAGCATCCATCAACGGCACCAGACTGAGACGACCTTTTACAACCTCTTCCGGGCGTTCAAGCTCTACGATTACGAGACTCACGGTGCAGTCGCTCCCGTATGATGCGAAAGTAGAACCGCTGCCGATCGAGGTGAACTTCAAGAGAACGGTCACGGCCTATCTTCATCATCTGGCCAGGATGATCACGGTAGAAATACAGCACCTGCGGACAATGACACCACCGCAGCGGCGGTCCATCACATGCCAAGGCACGGAAGTTCCAATCGCTGTCTGCGGACCATTCGTACTTTGGATCGAAGCCGCCTACCCGATCATAGACATCCCGCCACGCCATAATGGTAGCAGACCCCGGCCCTGTTGGAGTACGTCGCGTGATGTACCTCCACGGGATCATCTCGGTGCATCGCTCGTGCATTGGAGTGCCATCGGTGCGGACGCGAAGCAGAACACAGGTACAGATATCCGCTCCGGCAGACACCAACTCTCGCAATTGGCACTCTAGACGTTCAGGGTGTATGATGTCATCCGCATCTATGCGGGCAAAGATGTCACCGGTCGCCATTGCCATAGCGCGGTTGTAGGCCAAGGCATACCCTTCATGCGGTGCCTGCAAAATGCGGATCCGTGGGTCGATGCCTGCCCAATGCTCAGCCTTGGACCATTGATGATCGTCAGAGCCGTCATCCACAAGGCAGAGTTCCCACCTGTTGTATGTCTGCCGCAAAACAGACCAGACCATCTTATCGAGGTATCGCTCACAACGGTAGGCAGGACAGAGGAATGAGATCAATGGGTCGGTTGTGTTTCGCATGATGCGTCTGCTCTCTTCTTGTACCGGCGGCTGGCTTGGAAATGCTCGATGACTGGGACGATGTGAGGATAGCGCCTGCGGTGAGTATCGAAAATGCAGCAATATTCCGCTGGCAGCCTTGCCACTCGGATATCCCGGTCGCGATCAATCATGTTCTGGAGGTTTCGCTGGTCCCAGACGTCCGGATGCTTCTCGTTCTCTGCCACCCAACGTTCCAGCAGGTTGACACGATAGGAGGTGGGTGGCAGGTACACCGTACCGCAAAGCAGCTCTTCCACTAAGCGCCGCACCACCCTGCCGTGATTCATGTAGTGAACACCGATGTCGCAATTCAGATTCAGCAGGTAAGGCCACGGGTTCGAGCGAACCATACCGTCTACATCAATGTAGAGCAGGTGGTGGGCTGGGTACTCCTTCGCCATGCCCAACAGGAAGATCTGGCAGGCGGAGTTATTCAAGATCCAGGAGCCCCGGCTAGGAATCTCCCGGATGTCGTGTTCCAAGCCCAAGGCACGCACACTAGGTATGAGTCGCTCATTCGCCTCCCGTTCATAATCCCCTGCGGTATAGCACCCCACCACCAGTCTCTGCACCGACATGCACCACCTCTATTACCGAGCAACCGCATACACTACCGTCGAACCATCGCTACCCGAGACGTTAACCGTCATTGACGATACGGTGACCTTGCCAGCCAACTGGTGCAAGGAGAACTCAGCGGAATTGATCACGATCGAATTGATGATCTTGGCACCCGGCGTCTGATCGGTAACCAGAGTGCCGCCCCAAGCCAACACGTCGCCATAGGTGTCTGCCGAATCAGCGATGACGACACAGTTATCGTGCATAGTGAGCAGGCCATTCCAGACGCCCTTGCTCTGGTGGTACGTTGCACCCTTGCGGATATCCACGTCATCCACATTGCAATAGGCAACGACATTCGCGTTGGGGCCTACAATCGCTAAGGTGGATCCACCAACCGGCTCGCAATCACAGTCATCACTCAGGATGACATGAGAATTGCCTGAGACGTACAAGTCACCTGTCAACGTGAGAGTTTCCAATCGAACGTAGCCTGCCCGGATCTC